GGGGTTAATCATGCCAATGCCACTCCCATCCTCGCGTACTTCTCGGCGCGGCGCATGTTCCTAGCGTCGTACCTTGCCTGCATGGTGCTCAGCTTCCTAGCCTCGCGGTCGCCTATGCTCAAGCCGCAGCGGTCGGCTATCGTTTCCAGCAGTTCCAGCTCCCTAGGGTCTGCCTGCATCCTGCTGGCCAGCGCGTCCGCGTAGCGGTCTAGGTAGGGCTGGTAGCTCGGCCACACGAACTCGCCGCCGCGCTCTCCAACGCCCAGAAGCGTCGCGTCCGTGTACCAGCCGCCCTTGGCGGCCCAGCTGATGCCCAGCGTCGGTATCTTGCCCTTGAGCAAATCGCCGACCTTCCAGCCTGCGGGGCTGATGGAGAAGTGCGGGACGGGTATGTGCGGTGTCGGCACCGAGAAGTGGAAGAAGCCCACAATCTTGTCCACGATGCCCTTCACCGTGTTCTTGGCCGCTTCTATCGGGCCTGTAATGGCCGACTTGACCGAGTCGAAGACTCCCTTGACCACGCCCACAACCGACCTGATGCCGCCTATGACGGTCTTGATAGCGCCCACTGCCGTGCTGATAACGGTCTTAATCGTGCTCCAAGCCGTGCGCACAATCGGCACTATGGACTTCATCACGGTGCTCACGACGGCCTTGATTGCAGGCCACGCCGCGCCCATCACGGAAGACACCGCGCCCATGACGGTCGAAACGGCGCTTTGAATCTCCGTGAACGCGCCCTGCACGTCGGCGGCTATCGCCTGCAGCTCGGGCGAGAACGCCGCCAGCACCTCTTGGAACAGCGGCACGACGTTGGCCTGCACGAAGCCCACCACGGTGGAGAGCACGCTGCCTATGGTCTGCGCGGCCGTCCCCACGATTGAAACCAAGCTGCCCACTATGGGCGCTACGGCCGTCAGCAGCGGTGCCAGCACGGACGTCACCGTCGTGCCTATCTGCGTGAACACGCCTATGAGCTGCTGCCCAGCCGCCTGCAGCGAGGGAATCGCCCCCGCCACCGCGTTGGCCACGGAGCCCAGCGCCCCGCCCATAGCGCTGTCCTCGCCGCCCAGCGCCTGAATCGCCAAGTCCCACATGCCCGTCAGCATGTTCTGCACCACTGGCAGGCTGTTCGTCACAGCGGCCTGCAGCGATTCCAGAAGGTTGCCCACCGCAGCGGTCATGGCCTCGGAGTCGCCGCTGGCAAAGGACACTAGGAAGTTGTCCCAGCTGCCCTTCAACATGGCCAGCGAGCCGCTGATGGTCTGCGTGGACTCTGCCAGCGTGTTGCCAGCCAGCCCCATGTCCTCGACGCCCTTTGCCAGCATTCCAGTCACGGCCTGCTGGTACTCGGCCACGGGCACTTCCGTCAGCTTCTTGTAGCTGCCTTCCAGCAGCCCCGCCGCCTGCGCCTGCGCGAGGAAGTCCGCGCTGGTCTGCGGCAGAACGCCCGCGAACTGGTCGGCTATCGACTGGTAGCCGCCCGCGCTCCTTGATATGAGCTGGTACTTCTGGTTCAGCTCCTCCACCGACTTGCCCGTGCCAGAAGCGAAGTCGGCAATAGCCTTCATGCCCTCGCGCGCGGTGTCGTAGCCCTTCTGGTCGCCCATCGTCTGCGCGAAGGTAGCGCCAACGGCGTTCACGCTGTCCAAGTATTCGTTGGCGCTCATGTTCAGGTCTTTGTAGGCGTTCTTCGCGTCGGCCATGATTTTGGCGGTGTCGGCCTTGTCGAAAATCTTCTGCACGCCGCCTTCCAGCTGCTCGAAGTCGGCGAAGCTGGAGAACGCCTGCTTGAACGTGTCGCCTACGGCCGACGCGGCTTTGGACGCCATGTTGGAGAGCAGGTTGCCGCAGGCGACGGAAGCCGCGCTTATAGCGCCCTGCATCTTGCCGCCGAAGCCGCTGCCGAACTCGGAGCCCAAATCGGCCCCGCTGCCCTGCACCTTGGGCACTACGTTGAGGTACGCGGTGCCTACCGATTCTGGCATTTTGCACCTCCCTGTGGGTTGTGTTCAAAGGTCAGCCGTGCCGCGCTGCGGCCAGCCGCCTGTTCAATTCGTCAACTGTCACTGCCGCGCTGTCCAGCTTCTTCCTGCCGCTCATCCACGACGGGCCTATGCGCTGGGGCCTAGCGCCCCTGTGCCGCTTCTCTGCCATTCCCCATATCAGGTCGCACAGCAGATTGCGTATCTCGGCCAGCAGGCACATTTCCTCCGTCCAAGCGCCGTCTGGGTCTATCGCCGCCACGGTCAACGCGCCCTTGGGCAGGTTCTCGGCCATGAGCGCCACGTGGCTGGGCGTGTGCCCCCGCCGCTCCAAGTCGATGCCGTAGTAACGCTGCAGGTCGCATTCCAGCTCTTGCGGGTAAGCGTCCATCAGCGCGGCCAGCGACCTCAGCCTTTTGGGTACAGCTTCACCGCCAGCTCCACCAAAGCGCCCACAACGCGCTCCATAGGCACGTCAGGGCCGCCCAAGTGTTCCACGAGCCGCTCCATCGTTACGTCCGAAACGTAGGCCACGAACTCTTCCAAAGCGTCCAGCGCGTCTAGGTTCAAATCGTCGATTCTGCTAATCTTGCGCATCAGGTCGAGCGCGTGCCACGATTTCAGCCGTTCCTCGTAGACGGTGACGGCCAGCCCTTCCACCTCGATTGTGCGGGTGGAGGGCGCAGGGGCCTGTTCGGCCCCCGCCTTCGCCATGAGCTGCTCCCCTAGCGGCTCGAAGCCTTCTGCCTGCTTCGCGTAGGCCAGCTCCATGAGCTGCTCGGCGGTCAATTCCTCCACGTTCATGGCTACCCCGTGTACGCCACGTACTCGTGCATGGTCACGCCGTTTTCATCTGGCAGCGTGTTGAAGGTCAGCTGCCTGCCCTCGAACTGGGTGCCGTCCAGCTGGGCCTCGCCGCGCTCGGTGAGCTGGAACTCGCCCGTGTAGCGCTTCACGATGGTCGGGCGCGGGGCCGTCTCGATGACGAACGCCTTCGGCTCCATAGTGGCTGCGGTGTGCTTGACGTGGAAGCTGCCGTCCTGCTCCACGGTGACGTTGTCGTCGCCCCACGTCAGCTTGGCAACGTCCGCGTTGATTTGCACGGGCGCGAACGCCAGCTGCTCGGTGAACTCCGTTTGCACGTTGTAGACCTCAACGCGGCCTTCCCACGCGCGCAGCGACTCGCTGTTGGAAGATTCCGACATGGTCACGCCCTCGTCGCTGGTGTAGCCCAGAAGCGTCCACGTGTTCGCGTCGAGGGCCGTTGTAGCGTCGGTCGGCAGCGTGGTGCCGCTGGGTGCCACGAAGATAGCGCCAGTCACCTTGCCAGCGCCGACGCCGACCTCGTTCTTGTTCATGGTAGCCATAGCTACCTCCTTTATTCGGTTAGTTTGTTTCGGATTGTTCTGTTAGGCCGTGAGCTGCGCCGTGCAGTTGAAGGTGGTCTGGTATCTGGGCAGGCCCGTGCCTTCGTCCCAGAAGGGGTAGGGGCCTGAATCGACCGCTAGGTGCAGCACGCCCAATGGCGGGTTGTCCAGCAGCGCCAGCCTCACCTCGTTGGCCATTTCCTCGGCGCGTTCCTCCGTGGCCGCCCAGCACTGGACGGCCATAGACGGCCTGTCCAGCCAGTCGGCCACGCCGCCGCCCACGCGCTCCACCGTGACGAACTCCCCGCCTTGCGGTGCCTGCTCGGGCGGCCTTGTTGAAACCGCGTAGCCCAGCTGCGCCAAGCGCGCCACGAAAGCCTCCGTTACGCTGTACGTGCTCATGGCTACCTCGCCTTCAAAAGCGTGTTGTTCTGGTGGTTGTCCTTCATGGCCGCGTAGTTGCCCGTGTGGACGATGCCCACAGGCCCCTTGCCCATGTCCCTGACGTTGGACAGGTACACGGGCGCGGTGCCGCCCACGGGAGGCGATTTGTGGTCTACGTGGTAGCGGCCCGTCCTGAAGCCAGACGAAAGCGAGTTCGCCTTGGCCGCTATCTCGGCGCTCCTGCGCTCCAACAGCGGCACAAGTCCCTCCGCGTTGTTCACGGCCTTCTTCAACTTGGCCATGTCGATTCTCACGTCGACGCTAGCCATGAGCCGCCTCCACTTCGACCTGACGGTTCCAAGGCGTAGGCGTGTTGGCGTCCATGTACGGGCGCGGGTCGCCGATGACCTTGTAGCCGCCCTCGTTGGCCCAAGGGGCAGGCAGCTCCACGGTGCAGCCTTCCAAGCCAGCCGTGTAGGCTTTGGGGAAGTGCAGCGTGTAGGCCACCTTCACGCCCTCTGGCCTGCTGGCCTCCATGTCGCTTGTGGCGGCTGGGGAAACCAGCACGTTTGCAACGGTTTCGGGCACGGTGCTGGTGATGGGGTTGCCGAAGCGGTCTGTGCCCGTGGCGGTGGGGCGCAGCACCGTGACCGTGACGCCTTTAATCATCTTGCGCCCCTATCCTTGCGGGTATGGTGCCTATGTAGCCAGAAGATATGCCCAGCAGCTTCTTCTCCAACTTCGTCAGGTACATGTCGCCGCTGGGGTTGTAGTAGTTCCAGCTCTGGCTGTACGGGCCAGCCGTCATGTTCGTGGAGGCCAGCCCGTAGTTGTCGCTAACGCCCAAGGCCAACGTGCGTATCACCATGTCGCAGCAGACCGTTTTCAGCAGGGCCTCCTTGCCCTCGGTCGAAGGCACCAGAGCGTCCAGCATTTCGGAAGCCGCTTCCAGCAGCACCTCGGCCCTAGCGGCCTCGTCCTCGGACAGGTAACGCCAACGGGCGGCCACGTCCTCAACGTCCGCATACGCCATAATTCGCTCCTTGTGTCTAGGTACGTTGTCTAGTCCGTGCAGCGAACTAGTTGCCAGTGCCCGTGCCAGTCAGCTTGACGAATGCGTTGGCGTCGGCAACGGCGAAGGCCAGCTCCGCCTCCACGCGGACGGCGAACATGTTGCGCTGCCACAGGTTAATCTGGTTGGTGCCGTCGTTGATGGTGGCCTCTTCGGAAACGGCGATGTTGATGCCGTCGACGATGCCCCAGCGTGCCTGCTGCCAGTCGCCAGCGAAGCCCAGAACGTCGGCGTCAGCGCCCTGCTTGTAGACGTTGCGGCTGCGGTAGACGGGTGCGCCCAGAACGCTGCCGATTGCGCCCTCCTCGGGGTTGGCAATGAAGATGGGGCGACCGTTGCCGTCGACTTCGGACAGCAGAATCGGGTCTGCCTTCGGTGCCATAGCCCAGCCAGAGATGCTGTAGTCGTGGCCAGCAACGGTGCCAAGGGCCGTAACGAGGTTCTTGTAGACGGTCGCATGGTTGGTCGTGGACTGAATGTTGACGGCGGTGCTGTTGGTCAGGACGCTAAAGCCAGAATTCGGAGCCGTGCCGTTGAAGATGGTGGCGTCGAACTTGGCAGCGATTGCCGCAGGCGCACGGCGCACGAGTTCCTCGTAGACGCGCGGCATGTCGCGCTTGAACTCGTTGCTGAACAGCTCGATTACAGCGACCTTCGCGGGCGTGACGTTGATTGCGTCGACCGCTGCCTTGGAAACGGGCTTTTCAG